AGATTATTCTTTACATATGCTGGTGGGTTAGCATTATTAACATTATCCTTAAACATAAGATAAGGTTCTCCTGTCTCAACTCTTGATTTTAAAATCTCAACCCATAATTCCATTGCTTCAGGATCTCTATGCTCTAACCTCTTCATAAATTTATCATCGATAGAAACACATTGATGTAAATTTAAACACTGACGGTTTGGATCTCCTTGAGGTCTTCTAATACGTAAAAACTCTTTTATATCAGTATGATTGATATCTAGATTTACAGAAGCTGCTCCTCTACGAACTGATCCTTGATTTGTAGCAATGATAGTTGAATCATAAATCTTAGCCCAAGGTACAATTCCTTCTGAGTTACCTGTATCGCCGTTTGCGATTTTCTTTCCTCTTCCTCTTACTCTTCCTAATCCAATCCCAACTCCTCCTCCTAAAGAAGTAAGTCTCATTAGTTCTGCATTGGTTAATCCTATACCTCTGATTGAATCAGGAGTATCTATACCAAAACACGAGATTGGCAATCCTTTGTCAGTTCCAGTGTTTGATAGTACTGGTGAAGCTAGGTTTAACCAACCTTTCCACATATACTTAAAAAACTTATTTGCTAGATCAGGACGATCTAATCTTTTAGCTACTGCATCAGCAACTCTTCTATATGCTTTCTTTGGATTCTCATCAGGTAATAAATACCCATTTGAGATTGTTGCCAAAGATACTTCATTCATCCACTCCGGATAATCTACACCTGGTTTCCAGGTACTATAATCTACTCCCATTAGTAACTTCTTTTTTTTGTATTATTTTTATTAAATCGTCAAACGTTTCTATATCACATGCCTCGAGATCTGTTATTTGTATATCAAATTCTTTTTCTACTGCCATAAAAACTCTTAGTAAGTATGCAGCATCTCTAAAGCGGTCATCTAACTCAAAATGCATTGTCCCAATCCATATGCCCTTTGGCATAATTCGTTACTCTATTTGCAAAGAAGTCTGTGTGTTGTTTTCCTGCTACTACAGCATCAAACCATAACATTTGTTTCAAAGCTCCTTTATCGATTTGATCTGAAGGTATTAAAGGTTTCAATCCTAAATCTCCCATCTTAGTATTTACTCTGTGTTTGATAAAGTTTTTTAATTCCTCTTTAGATAAATTTTCTAAATCTCCCATTTCAAATATCTTATCGATAAAATTGAATTCTAGTTGAAGAGCAAGAGTTGCTGCTTCCCTAATATCGTTGATAAGTTTTTCTGTTTTTAGTTCTGGGTATTCTTGCATTAATTGTCTGAATAACCAACATCCTGCTTCAGAGTGAAGTGATTCATCTCTTACAGACCATTCAACTATTTGTCCTACTCCTTTTAGTTTGTTTCTCATTTTAAATGATAACAGTACTGCAAAAGAAGAGAATAGGTTTACTCCTTCAGTAAATGCTGAGAATATTGCTAGAGATCTAGCTGCTTCATGCCAGTCTGTTTCCCCATTATGACCATCTCTAACATCCATTAAAGATTGAATTTTAGCTGCAGTTGATTCATCTTCTAAGAATTCTGCAAAATTATCCAATCCTAATTGCTCGTTTAATAAAGCATATGCTTCAGCATGGATAGTTTCAAAGGCTCCAAAGGTAACTGCCATCATAATAACTTCAGGCTTTCTAAACCATTTAGTAACAAGATTAGTCCAGTAATCGTTGACAACTGTTTCTGTTTGAGCAAATCCTTTTAAGATTCCTCCTATAACGTTTTTTTCATGCGGTTTAAGGTTCGAATTCCAATCTGTTACGTCTTGTGACATTGGAACTTCTGTATGTAACCAGTGCGCTTGATGCGCTTTAAGCCAGTAATCGTGTGCTTGTGGATATTCAAATGGTTTGTAAACTATGCGTTCGTCTTTTAGACTCATATCGGCTTTTTTTAATATTTGTTATAGATTATGACTGTAGAAATAAATAGGCTTTTATCCTGGAACTTGAGACTCTAATTCGAAGAATTTATTAGCAATATCTTTGTAACTCCCTCTTTGCTTGTCTCCTGATTCGTCGATTAGCATATTACCTAAAATTTCTATATGTCCATTATTTGTATCGACTTTTGCATCCCAAGTCATTCCGTCCATTCCGTATCTGTTCTTCATAACGTGAATTCTTCCTGTTCCTAAAACCTTATCTTCTTTCATTCTTGATAGAGACAGACATACATCTGCTACCATCATCTTATCGTAAGAACCTGCTGCTTTATCTCCTTCAATAACTGAATCCTTAGCTCCCATTCTATTAACTTGAGATGGTGTTAGAATTGGTATTTGTAGTTCCTTAGCTAATCCTTTTGTTGCAATAAACACATCATCTATTTCATCTTTTCTTTCTGTGAAACGAGATTTCGAAGGTGCTTTTAAATAATCAACGTAATCAATAATAACCATGTCTGGTTTATGATCCATATCAATACATTTCTGAATGTGAGACTTAATTGTATTAATTGAAGCTCCTTTTGGTGGATATTCTTTTACAATTAATTTTCCTTTCAATTTACCTACAATCTTCTCAACTTCTCCTCTATGTTTATTTACTTCCTCAATTCCATGACCTGTAAAGTAACAGTCAAAACGTTTACCTACATAATCCTCTCCAAGCTCTAAGGTATAGTAATTTACATTGTATCCCATCATTACTGCATGTGCTGCTGCAGCAACCATCGTCCAAGACTTACCTCCTCCTGGATTACCGAACATGATAACTAAATCTCCAGGTCCAAATCCTCCTCCGATGGTTTCATTCATTATCGGCCAAGGTGTTGGAATAGTAGGTCTGTAGTTTTCTCTATAACGGCTCTCTACATCCTTATTATACTCATGACCCATATTCTTATCCATACCAGCTCTCATAGCTCTTTCAATCAATCCTCTAATACCGTCAAAGTCTCCTTGATTTAAAAGATCTGCTGAGTTTAGTAATGCTGCTTTAAGTTCTTGGTTTTTGGCAAAGGTAGTAAATTCTTCTACAACGTATGCTAAATCTTCTTGAGTTGCTTCATAACAATTTCTCAATTCTGATTTAACTGCTACTTGTAAAATATCATTCTCTACTTTTTGTAATTCGATCTTCAATGCCTCTAAGGAAATTGTAGTATGATACTTATCATAATACTTTATAGTAGTTTCTAGAATCCATTTGTGTGCATCTGAATCAAAATAATCCGGTCGTAGTAAATCTCTTGTATTAAGCAAGAATTTTTTGTCTGTTAATAATGCTCCTAATACTTTTAATTGAAAGCCTTTTCCGTAGGAAGATAATTTTGCTAATGATGTCATGTAACTTATTTTATTATAACTTATTTTTTATATGTTGAAAGCGGTCTGAATATTTCTAACCATCCCTCAACGTTTTTGTTTAGAGCTTCGATTTGATCTGCCTCTAACATGCTTAAAAAAGTAACAGCCTGTAGAGAAGGTGTTGGCTCTTTTATCTTATCTAATATATGAACTATTTCGTAATCTCCCAACCTTGGCTCTAAAAGATTCATTAGTTCATAGTTAGTTTTTACTTTATTCCAATCATACAGTATTTGTGCGAATATTTTCTTAGTTTGTAATTTTTCATTACAAATTTTATGAATATCGATTAAATCAAATAGAGGATCTTTTACTAGACCTGGAAACTCTTTTAATAATGTTTTAGGTCCTAATCCTTTTATACCTGTAAGGTTATCTGAGTTATCACCTAGTAGTGCTTTCATTACTAAATAATTCTCAGGAAGTAAACCTAGTTCTTCCTGTACCTCTTTTTTTCCATAGATTTTTTTCTTAATAGGGGAATAAACTTCTATATTTTCGTCCACTATCTGTAAAAAATCCTTATCAGAAGAAACAATTGTTACCTTTTTATTGTTAGCTCCAAATTTCTGAGCTAAATATGAGATTGTATCATCTGCTTCTATCTTATCAATAGAGATTAGGGTAAGAGGTAAGCATTGTAGGTACTCAACCAATCGTCCCATTTGCATTGTCATGCTCTGGAATTCATCATCTTTATCATCGAATATTTCCCAATTGGTAATCCTCTTAATATTTCTATTTGCTTTGTATTCAGGATCAATATTCTTCCTACTTGAGGAAGAGGCCTGTCCATCAAACACACAAATGATTCTAGTAGGGTCAATTGTTCTCATTAAGAATCCTAACGATCTCAAAAAACCAACAAGACCACCGGTGTGATGGCCTTGGGGATTCATTGATTGTAGCATTGCAAAAGACCTTATAAAGGTATTCATGCTATCTACAATTAAAACATGGTCGTTTAGTTTTCTGTCTGGCTTTTGTTCGATTTTATTTAGTATGTCTAAATAATTAGTCATCGTTCAATCCTATATCTCTAATATCTTCTCCTACTTCAGCTTCTACTGCTACTTCAAAATCTGCTGATCCTAAAATGTTAGTCCAAGATCCTTTGTAAGTATCTTTATATTTATCGATTGCTTTTTTCTCATCTTCGATGAAACCGTGCTGGGTCATTACAATTGATCCTCTTGATTGGATTCCGTTGATGTGATTCTTCTCAATCTGTACTTTAGTCTTTTTAGCAAACTCATACTCCTTACCTTTAGCAATTGCTTTAATTTTTGAAGTACCAGGGTTTGTTATATTTCCAAAAGTAATAATTAAAGTTGCATCATACCACATTGCCATTCCTCCTTTGTTTTGAAGTTTAGGTTGACCCATTGGATGCTCAGGTTTCATAGTCCATACTTTATTAATTGCTACTAAAGTATTTGTATATTTGTTTCCTTCTTTTCTTGATAACAAAATCTTTTGATTTAAGTTATTTCCAAATTGAGTAGACATTGCTCCTGCATTCCATTCGTTATTGTTCTTATTTGATCTTACAGATAATTCGCATGGAACTGATCCTACAGAGTCCCAAAAGAAGCATAAGTCATAAGGAAGGTTTCCTTTCTTTTGTTCGTCAATTAAGTCTAGTATGTATGCTGATACGTCTTCAATTGTATTTAAAGTTCCTCTATCTGCATATAAGAAGAATCCCTGGTAGTCAGTAATCTCTCCTGTTGTCTCGTCTACAACCTCTTCTACCTCTAACCCCATAGTCTGAGCATGTGGCCATGACCATTTCATCTCAGTAATAATGAATACTGGTAATACTCCTGCTTTTTGTGCATTCACAGCAGCCTCTAGTAATAGAGTTGTTTTACCTGTATCTGAATGCCCTCTTAAAAGAGTAATGTGTCCGGCTGGTATACCTGGAAGAGAAGTAATGTCTTGAAAGGCTTGAGATACTTTAATCCAGTCTTGTTCTTTAAACTTTACTGAAGAGTTACTAAATCCTTTGTTCTTTTTGAACTTGTCTAAACTAAAACCGCTTTTGATTATCTCGCTAGCGGTTTTTGCTGTTTCTTTTTTGGCTGCCATTCTTAGTTGAATAAGTCATCAAATTTATTTACTGTACTTTTGTTACCCGCTACTGCAGTCTCTAAAGTGAAATCAGTTGCGTGATTTCCTAAAGTTGCTGATAGATCAGTCTCTTCTGCTACTGCTGCAACTGGAGTTGCTGGTGCAATTGATTCTGCTGCTACTGGAGCCGGAGATGCTACTTCTTCTCCTGGGTTCAAGTATTCTTGTAATTTTTTCTTGATGAACTCATAGTCGTACTGAGTTTGTACTTCTAAAGCATTTGGTTGTTCTTTTAACCATAAGTCAACTTGTGCATTATTATCTGATAATGGAGTTTGTTTAGGTTTAATACGAACTGTAGTTGTTGGGAATTGACCTGGTCCTGCTGCTGGTGTATTTTCTACAACCATATCCCATCCGTTGATTACATCTGTAAAGTCTCCAATGTCTTCATCTTCTGCTAAAGCAAGTAATGCTTTGTAGATGTTAACTCCGAATGACCAAAGACGAACTCCTTTATCTTCTTCTCCTCTTACAATAACAGGAGCAAAGAATCTTGATTTAGGAGATAACTTTCCAGATAATGACCAATTGTCTTTATCAGAAGTCTTTCTTAATTCTTTTACAAATTCTTCGATTGGATCTTGTTTGCCATAATTTGACAATGACATCATAGGGAATTTCCCAATGTTGTAGTGTAGTTTCAATTCTGTGAAAGGATCTGCAGCATTAAAAGCTGAAGGTACGATTCTGATTGTTGATTTTCCGTTTGCAGGTCTCCAATAGATCTTATCGAAGTCTACTTTTTCACGGTCTTGATTTCCGGTGCTGTTTAAAGCGGCCAATTTAGCTTTGATAGCATTAATGTCCATAATGTAACTGATTTTAATTAAAACTTTTATTTATATAAGATAAGAAGAATATTTTAATATTCCAACTATAATTCTATTATTCTAAATAATTTTGTGTTGACTCTTTTCAATTCTGCTCCTTTTGTTAATAGTATACAGTTTTGATAGTCATTCCAGTTCACTTTGAAGCTTACATCTAATACTCCTCCATTTAGGGATTCAATTAGACGATTTAGTGAATTGATTGTGTATAGAGTATTTGATTCTTTTTTTCTATGAACTAGAATAGTATTTTCTAAGAAGTTAGAAACATTTCCAAATTCTACATTATAAGTGCAAATATATTCGTCTTGGCTCTTTGAATAAAGAACAAAGATTTTATTATAAATGATCTTGTATTTGGTTTGTATTGTACTTAAAATATCTTCTAGTTGTTGTTCTGAAGAGAAAGTACAAAATAACTTGTTGCTCATGTCGGCTACATTAAAATTGTATTCGATATCATAATCGAACATTGTTGGCGCTACATTATCTTGTATCATTTATAAATAGGTTTTTATTTTATAAAACTAAGTTACTACTGTATTTGAACTTAATAGGGTATTTTCCTCCCTGGTTCATTATTTTTTCTAAAGATTCTAATGTCTCTTTTCCGTCTGATTTATCAAAATCAAATACAAAAGCATCATAAGTGTAGAGTGTTAATTTACTCTTTTTATCTTGAAGAAACATTAACACATCTTTTAATATAAGGATATTTCTTGAGGTTTCCAAGCTTTGCATCATATAGTTCATAAGCTTCTGTGGATGCATATCTGGAAGATCTTGTGTAAATCTTTTTCCTGATATTGGATCTTCTACATACCCTTGCTCTTTAAATTGTTTCCAAAGACCGTTTATATAATTCTGAATCTTATCAAAAATATCTAGGAAAGCATACTCAGGTGGAATCTTTCCATAAATTGCATGGAAGTTAATTTGTTTTGCTTTTGCATATTCATCCTCAGCTATTTCATCTTTTCCGAAGTAAAGCCTTGCCAATTGAACGTGAGCTGATTCCTCTGTCAATTCATAACCTATTTGCTCGCATAATAACCTCAAGTGATATCCATCAAAGTCCATTTCTACAAATACATCGTTCTGAGGAATAATTGCTTTTCTAAATTCAGGTGCTTTTGGTATTGCTGCAAAATTTACAGAGTTAAAAGCATTTGTTGGACGAGAGGTTGTATTATATAAATTATACGAGGTATAAATAATATTGTTATCAATACTATAAACAGGATTACTTGGTTTAAATAATTCTAGGAAAGATTGGTAGGTTATTCTTAATCCAGCTCTTTCAATCATAAAGAAAACAGACGTTGCAGTTTTATTATAAAAATCAAAGCCATTGGGTATTGCAATATGCAATATCTTCTGCAATGACTTGTAATTCTCTTCACACTTCTCAAATAACTTTGATATTGGAATGATAGCATTTATTTCTTTAAATTCATGAAAGCGATTGTAATACCAATTGCAAGTTGAATTAGATCTTGGAAGTTCAAGCCTATTGTAAGAAGTCATTGCATGAAGCAAGGAAAGATCTATAACATTCGGTAATATAAAGTGATACATCAATTCTTTCTTATCAAACGTATAAAGGGTTGTGTATTCTTTTAGTATACCGGAGACACAGTCTTTTGTTAGGTTTAATCCCTCGTCATGACTTATTGGAATAATGTATCCTTCCAGATGATCTAGAGGTCTTAAGTAGACTGCTACGGTAGTTGTGAGAAGCGGATGGTAATTATCATTTGAAGAAATAACTTCAACATAACCTCCTTTTCTACCTAAATTCTTTAGAAGCTGTATTTGCTCCTCTGTCTCTACTATATAAAACATTTACTATAACCTTTTATTTAATATAAGAAAAAAGGCCTGCAAAAGCAAGCCTTATTTTATTTTCTTAAATCGAAATTTGCTTTTCGGAAATCTTCCTGTCCTGCATTAGGATCTTTTACTACCTGTGTCTGTACTCTTGCTTCTTGTACTGCCGGTAAAGAAGCCGGTGTTGTCAAATAAGTATAGTCTGTTACGAATTTTGAAATCCCAGGCATGGTACTTTCTAAGTTCTGAATTGTTTCTTTATTTCTAGATTCTGATCCTTTAAATGTGATTCCATTTACTACTAAATCCTGTACTGGGTTTGTAATATGCCAAGGTACTTCTGTATATGTAAAATCTGGTATTTCTTTCTTTCCTTGTTCGAAAAGCTCTTGAGAGGTTTCTGATATTTTTTTATCCCGATTATCCTGTACAAAATATCTTTTTGCAATTCCTTTATTTATCTCATCTTGAGATAATTGTTTTTTAAAAGCTGATTGCAGTAATGCTAGTAAAGATAGTCCTCCTGCTACATATCCTGCTATATCTGGGAAGCCTGATGTTTTTTCTACCTTTTCAAGTTCTACACCATTTTGCTCAGGTGTTTGGCCTGCAAAGTATTGCTTTCTGTAAGTCTCAATATAGAAACCTTCGTAAGATTCTTGTGTAGCTTTTACTATAAATTGCCCTAAAGTTGCTTTCTTAGCCTTCTTATATTTCGATTGCGGTAAATACTTCGGCGGATCAGTAGTTTTTAACTTTTCCGGAAGTGGGGAAGGTGGTGGTGTTACGGGAGGCTCTACTGTTGGTACAGGTGGAGGTGAAGGTGTTTTCCTTGTCATGTTAACTACTCCTGGATACTGTCCTTGTAGTCCTAGCTTGGCTGTTTGTATAAGGTTATCGTCTGGAGCTCCAATTAACTTATTTCCTTCAAAAATTTGTTTCTCACCTGTACTTCCTATTTCGTAAACTACAATATACTTTTGTGGTCCGTACTTTTTTATGTCGTATTTGTATACTATAGTGGTTGAAGTTTGAGCTGGAGGTGTTACTCCAGGTCTTGCTTTTTCGTACAAATCAGTATTACCTGGTCCTAATATTCCAAAATTCTCAGCTGTACTCTGTACAGAAGCTTCTGCTGAAGCAATAGTATAGCTTATTGCTGAAAATTCTAAATCTTTTATCTGCTTTCCATCTGCATACACGGATACTATAATAGTATCCTTATCTAGTACAGATTTAAAAGTAAATGAATTAACTGCTATATTTGCCATAAATTTTCTATTATCCTAAATTATAATATGTTGGTATAAAAGCTGGTGATTTACCTGTGTATTTTTTTCTTGTATATACAAGTAGGTTTGCTATAGTTGCTACACTGTATCTAGCTTTTGCAGGATTTGCTCCGCTTCCTCCGTAGTTAGCTACTTGCCCTATACCCGTTACAACGTTACCGACTACTGTACCGTTGCTTTTCTTAACAACAGGTGCTGATGCCCATACATATCCGATTTTGTTTACTGCCGATGCTAGGTGTGAGGATTCTCCTGCATTTTTACCTTTAATATAATTCCCTATTGCCGGTGACTGTTCTAATAATAGCCAGTCTCCTATTTTTTCTTGATTTTCAGCTGTATAGAAATCCTTTCTTGTTAATCCTGCACCATTCATTGCTGCAAGTAGAGTTGAACCTTGCGGGTTGTTTATTACTTGATATCTTCCAGATGCAAAAACTCTGTTTTTATTTGGTTTTCTATTAGGCTTAACTCCACTGTATTCCGGTAATTTTGCTTTATCTAATAAATCTCCTAAATTTATACCATTAACATTTACGCTTGATCTTATTGATGATCCTCCAATGTTTGCTACAGAGTAACTATTTAAACTTTCGTGGTAACAAATTTGATTTTTTAATTTGTCTAATGCCGGGTTTGTTGATACTATATTATTTGTTGATGGAGCATAGGTTGTTAAAGAATCAGTTCCTGGTATCTCTTCGTTATTTTCTCCTGTTACTGGATTAACTTTTTGATCTGGTGCTATAGGCCTATCTGCTGCTCCTTCCAGTATTATAGTTTGTGCTTTTAGTTTAGTAATCCATCTATTATTTGCAATAGTATGCTCTACCCCTGTTACTAAAAAGCCTATTGTTCCGTAATACTTATCTGGCATTATTCCTTCGTTAATTCGAAAGGCTTGTCCGATTTTCATTCCAGATATTCCATCCATTTCAATACCTACTTCAAAAGGTATAATTCCTGCTGGTCCTGCTGTATTACCTTTATCTTTAAAAGATTGTAAATAATAAGCAGCATAAGCCTGATACTGTACTACTGCATTTTTTACGTCATCACTGTTATATACCTGTTTGGACCATACAGTATCTAGTACTTTTGTTATGTTATTAATTCTTTCTTGCTGTACTTTAAGTGCTTCTTGATGAGCAGCTTCTTTTTCTGCTGCTGTTGCTCCTGTACTTTTTATGTTTTGCTTTCGTTTAGTCATAATTCTATCCGTAAGCCCTTCGTTCCACTTAAACAAAGCCTCTGCCTCTAACCCAACATCTTCTCCAGATGCTTGTGCTGAGACTGCAACCATTGTTGCAATGGCTGGCGATAATTTAGTAGTAAAGTCAAACTGTGTTACAGAGGATTTAAGTCCTGTAACATTTAGTATTGGAACTTCTTCTTTATTATCAACTTGAATTGATCTATCAACTATGTATAGAGTTTGTATAGACTCTTCGTAGTGAAATCCTATTTGATTTATTCCTCCCATTGCGTCATTTATGGCAGCAAAAATTGGATCAAATAAGTTATAAACTGTTCGCGTTTCTTTACCACTATCTACTAAAGCTTTCATTTGACTTTCAATTAAATTAAAATTCAGATGGATGTTTAGTATCTCAGTTGGAGCCCCTTCGCTGTAAGTTTGCATTTGTGTTTTAGCAGAATCTAGTATTGGCCATCCATTTGTATTTGGTATAATACATATTCCTGGGTCTGCTGATGTATGATAGTCAAATGTTCTATACTTGCTAGTTGGAATTTTAGAAGTTTCATCATTTGCAGGCCGAGTTTCAGTGTTAATCTTTACAATTAGCTTATTGTTCTGATCTACTAGTAGTATTGAATTAACAATTCTACAAAATTCTCTAAGAGAGATATAGTAATGAGCTTTGTCTTCTGGAGATGTTCCATTGGCAAGTGTGTTTGTTTTAAGACCTACTCTAAAAACTTGATAACCTGTAGTACCGTTTAGTAGCTCATATTTAGCAGTAAAATCAGGAAATACCTCTTTTATAATACTCCAGCTAGGTAATCCTTTCATTACCTGCAGTACGGCTTGTATTAGGGTGGCTGGTGCGGTTTGTGGTGTGTTACTTGCTGCCATTATTGTAATAAACTATCTACTTCTTTTCCTATAGCTATATAACTAGGTATACCGCCGTTATGTGGATTACCGCCATATTTCTTATACTTGGACATATCTCCAATTGCATTTGCTGTAGCTACAAATCCTGCTTTTTGAAACATATCATAGTAAGCATTAACTTCTTTAGGTGTTATCTTTTTATTATTCCCCCAACCCCATGAACCTTTTACAACTATCAGTTTTGTAGCATTTGGAAATACTCTATTTATTGCTGCTTTAAGCGTTGCAACATCGTCTTTTTTACTAAATGCTCCATTTGTACCTATAGATACTACTACCCCTTTTACTTTATCACTTACCGGATATACCCCTACTGCTTCTGCTAACCATTTAAGGTTTTGTCCTGTTTGATGCAAAGTAGGTATTCCTTCTGTGGTTCCTATCATAGCTGCTTTTGTAGTACTATTTGCTATATAAGATGTTTGAGAATCTCCTATTACTATATACTCTAAAGTAGTGGCTTCTTTTGCTAGTGTTTCTGGGTTCTTTTCTAGAAGTTCAGCTTGACGTTTTTTAGCTTCTACAAACTCTTCTGATTTTGTGTTTGTTTCAGCTGCTGTTGCTCCTTGTGATAGTGGGTTATCAATATCAATCTGTAGAGATTCTATTATCTCTCCAATTGATGTTAAAGATGTAACACAATCGTATCCTCCATCTGCTCTAAAACTCCATGAAAAGTTTTTTATAAATCCATAAATGGCATCGTAATTATATCCGCTCTGTTCTTTTAATGTTTCTATTTCTTCATAAAGTTTTTCTTTTGAAGTACCTGGTGTAAGAAAGCTTGTTATTGTTTGCGGAATACTCACGTAATTTTGATCTGTTGTATAATATACGCTGTGTCCCCATTCCAATAATACGCTAAATCCCGGTCTCATAAAAAGCCTTTCTAATTCCTGTAATTGACCTACATCCCAGCAATTGTATGTTATTGTGGCTTCTTTTAGTAACCCGAACTTATTAATTGATTTAATATCAACTCCTGTTATACCCGGCATAGGTCTAAAACCTTTTCCTGAAGGAAAATTTGAATATGTTTTCTCACCTGATCTTCCATATGTTCCTCCAATAAGTACATATTTGTTAGCAAGATTATCCGTTCCGTTTACTCGTACACTAGATGTCATCTTAACCCACCCTGTCCTAGAGGCTAGATAACGTAAAGTATTATCATCTCTATTAGGTTTAGACATAAGCTTACTTCTTACCTCTAATTGCTTTAAAACTTTTGCATCAAAAGGTCCTCCTATAACTTTACTATTAGCCATACTACCTGTTAGTGTTATTAAAATTACTAATAATGTTTTCAATGTCTGTAGGTATTCGTAACTGTATTCCTGGTTCTACAACCAGCGATGCTCTTTCTGAATTATTAGCTGCTGCTATAATCCACCATAAACTATAATCATTATAAAATTGCTGGGCAAGAGTATCATATCGATCTCCTGCTGTTGTTATTACGTAGTAATCTTGCGAATTTAAAGGCACTTCAGGATAGATTACATTCTTTCTGTAAGTTTTTCCTGAAGGGGATTTAAGTTCTGGTATGTTTTGATATCTATTCATTACTATACTGCTCTATTTCCAAAACGTGTTATACTCTTTATAACAGCATTTGCTTGTCCCTGCTGTATCTCTGCTTCTGTTGGCGGTTGAGGTTGTTCGTCGTCCATTACTAGTGGCGGCTTTTTAATAAGCTTTTCGTTTTTCAAAGGATCTCCTCCTAATACTGGATCATCTATGAAGAATCCTTTACCTAAAGTATCTTCTCCTGCTTCTGCTGCATTTTCTAATCCTGTTGTAAAGAATTTTTTCAATCCTGTTTCTGGTGTGAAAGTATGGATTGGTGTAAAATCTATAGAACAGTCAAGTACCATTGGTAACTCCTGCATACTATTGTCTCCTCCATCTGCTTCCGGCTCTTTCATTGCTATCTCCCATGGATAATCCTGTTGCCATGTAAAGTTCACACTATTAAGTACACCTGGTAGCTCATACACATAATCCCCTACTGTAAGCTTAGTAATAGTTCCTCTCATAAACTGACCTCCTGCACCGTATGTAGGAGCTGTTGCTGAAGCTAGATAAACCATTTTTCTGTAAAGAGGTTTCATCTCTGCTCTAGTTGCTGCTGCTACTTTAAAAGATAAGGTAATTTTTCTTCCAAAGCCACCATAAACTTGCATATCTTCTGCTCTCCCTAAATACTTTACTCCATTCCACGTTGCAGAATAATTATCTGCAAAAGAATCTAAAAGTGCTCTAAAATAAAGTATTCTTGTAGTCTCAGGTGTTACAATATGAAATCTAAATTTAATTAAATCTCTTCCCTGTGTATTTCCATTTACTTTTGAGTTTTGAATATCTAAACCGTTTATTTTATCGGTTTCAGCTGCAAAAATATTATTTGCTGTATCAACAGGAGTACTTGCAAACCAGTATTGATTTAATGATTTATATGCACCTCTCCTAGCTCCTTGATCTCCCAGTAAAACTCTAGACTCCTTATTTACACTACCACTTGCTACTGTAGTTATCGTACTTTTAGTTGATAAGTAATTATTCTTAATTCCAAAAGTATCTACTCTATCTTGTCCTTCAAAAATCCTATCATCCGGTGTGTTAGTATCCGAAAATGGACTGTAATTTGAAGCCTCTGGTGATAGTTCGGATTTCTGAGGATTTCCTTCTTGAAAAGTAGCAGCTATTACCTCTCCCCTTAAAGCAGATGGTGCACCCTCTACTCCTCCTCTTCCAAAAAATTGTACAAAAGCTGAGGTATCTTCTTCGTTAGCAGGTCTAATATATGTATCAGTCCTAAATGCTTTTAAAAAATGTAATCCTGTACCTTCTACCGGTACCTGCGCTAGAGTACTTGCTGCAGTCTTAATTACACTTAATGCAGTATCTTTTGCCTGCTGTATTGCAAATTGACCTTTACTTTCTGCTTTTTCAAGTTTTTTTAATAAGTCAGTTTGCTTAAGTAAAGTTTCGTTCTCT